CTGTTTCGTTTGTAGTGTTGCCACTGTTAGTATCTCCTCCTCTAGCAGCTTTCTTAGCAGCACGCTGTTCTTGGAAATTTTGAGCACGCTCTTTTGCCATAGCCATCAGTGATTCGTTATCTCCAGCACCTTCCTTCTCAAAAAATTTTCCAATAGCTGCACCAATTCTTTTTCTGCCACTACGCGCTGCAAAATCATCTGCAATCTGATCTGCTGTATATCCCTGTTTTTTTAAATACCTTGCGTCCTTTCTTGTGTATTTGTCTCCAAAGTCATAATCACTGATGCTCTGGGTTTCAGGATCCATTGATCCTAAAGACCTAATACGCTGAGCTTCTTTCTGAAGTCTTGTACGTTCCCCGCCACCATCAAAATAAGCTTGACGTGCTGCCTTACCATCACCACCAATGCTGTCAATATATTTAACGTCTTTTTTGTCAAAGCCTCTGCCACCATAGGCTGCAGGATTATATCCATCTAAATTATCTGAAGTTAAACCAGAAAGATTAGCTTGAGCAGCTTCTCTACGCATTTGACGACGCTGGGCCTGCCTTGCAGCTCTTTTTTCGTACATTTTTACAACTCAAAAGTATTATTGCTGTAATCTAATTGTAGCGAACCTCTTCTAAGTAATCCTCCCATAGTTAGTACCATTGAATCTACGGCATCATCGTGTGGTGAATGTCCAAAATTAATAAGCTCATCTTCAAGAATATTCCACTTTCTCCATTTATTCCATACAACCTTGCCGTGCTCGTATAGACCTAAAACTCCTCTTAGTCTTGCTAGCTTGTCGCCTTTAAAGCCTTTTACTGGAGAACAACTTAAGTTATACAAAGCACGCTGATCAAACATCACTCGTTTAAAATCACCTTCAAATGATGATTGATATGCCACTGCTTCTGGCCATATCATGCAAGGTGAATTAGTGGGAAAATACTGACCTTCATCATTTTCTAAAACAATATGCCAGTCAGCTAACATTTCACATAGTGTGTCCATCTTTTCTAGATTTCCCATACTTCGAACACGTCTTTGATCAATTAGATAAATCTTATTATCTTTAATTCCTCCGAGTGTAAATACAGTCCAGTCATTCTTTTCACTTAATCCGGCACTAAGGTCAATGCCTACACCTAAGCAGTCGTACTCTTCAGGTACTGTTCCTTTTATGATTAGGTCAGGTGAAATGCCGACGTCACTTGACTGTACTGCTGTGTTCAGATACTGATAAGCAAAGGCAACACGGTCTTCCATCTTGCGTTCGTTCAGGTACTTCATTGACCAGAACTCTGGCCAGTACGAACGTTGCCTACCTTCAGCGTCTGTTATGACTGCTTTCTGGATAATCTGTTTCCAATTGTTCTTTGGGACAAATAGTGTCGCGTGGATATCGTCAAAGTGAAAACGTGTTCCGAGACATATGGCTCGGGCACCCTGGAACATCGTTGGTGCGATGACGTTGGACCAAGTCTGCTCCATCTCACGACGAATGTCGGGGTTGTTAATCGAAGCAGCGGACTTGATAGGGTCATCAATAAGTACGAGCTGCGACCGTTTAGAGGTGATAGCACCTTTGAGACCTCCACACGCAATGGTAAAAGCTTCTTCACCCGCCGTATCAATTCCTGCAAAGTCATAGTCAATACTCCAATATTCATCACTTCGTTTAATCTTGGATAATCTAACCATTGGAAAGATTTCACGGTACTTACTGCTAGTAAGAATGCCTTTAATGGTTGCAGACTTTGCACGACTGATATCAACCATATAAGCGATATACAGTATACGCAGCATCCTCTTTGCAGCAGCATGCCTACCAATCATCCATGCAGCAAACAATCCAAGTACTGTTGACTTTGCTGAACCACGTGGTGCAAGGATTGCTGTATTAGGTCCACCAATACCCATTAAGCATTCTGTATCTTCGCCTGTGCACAGTTCGTTGTGCCACTCAAGCATATGTTTTGCAGGAGCTTTGCCCATCGCTACACAGAAGTCTGCAAAGTTATCTCTAGCTCTTAGTACGTCTTCAGAAGGCGGCTTAACTGTTACCTTTGTAGCCGTCATTAGAGCTGTTCTTTTGTACGCTAAAGCGATGCTTGGAACAGCCATGTATTTAATTCTTAGTGACTATAGTCTAACGCCACCATCCGCGTCTTCGTTCTACTAATCTCTGATACGCTTGATCTTTTGCTCTTGCATTTTGTGCTGCAATTTGCTGCTGTCTTCTAGTTATTTCAAATGCAATTCTCATAGCTGCTGCAAGTCTTTCGGCTTCTAACTGTGCTGGACTATAGCCTAATAACTGATTAGACATTAAATCAGGGATGGCTGGCAATCTCAGATTTACAGAGTCTTGACTTCTTAAAGCTCCTGCTGTTTGCGCTTGAATTACAGGTAATTCTGGCAACGGTGGCTGCATATCAATATACATCAGCTGCTCACCTCACTATAAAGTTTTGCCCAAACTGCATTCATTGCATTGTCAATAGGTTCTGCAAATTGAGGATCATCTTTAAAGATGTTTGTTATCTCACGCATGACGCGATCAGCACCTGCAAGAATAAGTCCTCGTTTATCTGTTGTTTTATTAATTCTTTCAGAGACTTCAATGTGAGATCTTAATTCTTTTTCTAATGCAGCTAATCTTGCAGCACCATTGTCACCTTTGATCTCTCCTGTTGTTACAGCCATTCGTAAGTCTTGAATATCTGAATGAAGTGCTGCAATTTCACTATTTAAAATTTCTCTTCTATTTAATTTTTTAAATTTCATTTTTGTCCAACGAACTAAATCGTTGAATGATCCTGGATATCCAATAATTCCAGCGTATACCCAGATTTCAATAACAGACGGTGTGTACTCTGCAAATTCTTTGAACTCTTCACTTTCGGCAGCTGGCAAAGTGTCGAGCCACTCTTCTACATAATTTAAGTAGACTTTACCGCTTTTAGCTTTTGTTAAAGTCATTAGAACATTCCTGCAAGACTTCTTGCATATCTGTTTTGACGTCTGGCTGTATTGTCTTCTTCAATCCTTTGTTGAGTAATTGTCTTCCTATCTTCAGAACCTTGAGTTTGAATGTTCTGTCTGTCTTCTCCGCCTTGAGTTTTAATATTTTGCCTATCTTCAGCGCCTTGAGTTCTAATATTGCCTCTGTCCACTTGTCCCTGTCCAAAGATATTTCTTAAGTCAGCAAGGCCTTGAGTGATAATGCTTTGCCTATCTTCACTGCCTTGAGTTTTAATGTTTTGCCTATCTTCACTTCCTTGAGCACCAATGTTTCTTACATCTGCGTCAGACTGAGCTCCAATATTTCGAACATCTACTCTTCCTTGCGCATCGATATTTCGAACATCTACTTGACCTTGGGTCAGAATATTTCTACGATCTTCACTCCCTTGTGTTTGAATGTTTTGCCGATCTTCACTTCCTTGAGTTTTGATATTTCTAACGTCTGCATCAGATTGCGCACCAATATTTAACCTATCCTGTCCTCCTTGCTCAACAATATTTAGTCGATCTTGTAAGCCTTGAGTGTTTATATTAAACCTATCTTCTTTACCTTGTGTTTGAATATTTAAGCGGTCCTGTGCACCTTGAGTAGTTACTAGTGCCCTATCTTCTCTACCTTGGGTTTGAATATTTCTCCTGTCTTCTGATCCTTGAGTTCTAATGTTACCTTGATCAACTCTACCTTGAGCATCGATATTTCGAACATCTACTTGACCTTGGGTCAGAATATTTCTACGATCTTCGCCTCCTTGAGTGACAATATTTTGCCTATCTTCTCTACCTTGAGTTTGAATATTTAATCGATCTTGTGTACCTTGAGTATTTACTAATGCCCTATCTTCACTACCTTGCGTTCGAATATTTAATCGATCTTGTGTACCTTGAGTATTTACTAACGCCCTATCTTCGGTGCCTTGAGTTTGAATATTTAATCGATCTTGACCTCCTTGAGTGACAATATTTTGCCTATCTTCTCTACCCTGAGCACCAATATTCCTAACATCTACTCTTCCTTGAGCATCAATATTTCGAACATCTACTTGACCTTGAGCTCTAATATTACCTTGGTCTACCTGACCTTGAGCTCTAATATTACCTTGGTCTACCTGACCTTGAGCTCTAATGTTTCCTTGATCAACTCTACCTTGAGCATCAATATTTCTAACATCTACTTGACCTTGAGCATTAATGTTTCCAATATCTACTTGGCCTTGAGCTCCAATATTTCTTACATCTGCATCTGATTGGGCGCCAATATTTCTTACATCTGCATCTGATTGGGCGCCAATATTTCTTACATCTGCATCAGATTGAGCACCAATATTTAATCTATCTTGTCCACCTTGAGCTGTAATGTTTCCAATATCTACTTGTCCTTGAGCTCTGATATTTCCCTGATCTACAGCACCTTGAGCTCTGATATTTCCCTGGTCTACCGCACCTTGAGTTCTGATGTTGTTCACATCATTTTGCCCTTGGATCCTAGTTATATTCTCGTTCGATCGAGCATTAATGTTTGCTGTATCTACAGCAGCTCCTCTATTTTCCCTTGCTACTCCAATGTCTGCATCTTTATTCAAGCTCGCTACTCCGATATTTGACTGTTTGTCAATGCCAGCAACCTTTATTGCCCCTTTTACATTTGTATTTGCAACTCTTTCATTTGAGCCGGCTCTAATCTTTTCTACGTCCACAAGTGCTTCATTATTTAAAGCGGTATTAGCTAAGGTATTTGTCCCTCCAAGGCTTATGAAAGCTGCCTCATTTTCTGCGTTTTGCTGTGATCCAAAAGATCCTGCAGCAGTCTGAACTTTGTCGTCTTGGTTTTTAAATGCTTCTGCTACGGCACTTCCTCCAGTAAAAACGTCAAGTCCTTGACCTGCGTCAAACGCTGAGTTGCCTCTAGCCCTTTGATCGTTCACACTGTTTGATAAGCCATCACCAAAAAAAGCAAGTTGCGCTCCTTGCTCTGCACTATTTAAAGGCCCGATTGTATTAAAAAAATTAGAAAAACCACCAGAAGATGTCATTTTACGATTAACTGTCTTTTATACTTCTTATTTTAGCTTGTGCCATACAATAAAAGAAAGCGCAATTGAATAAATGTCGGTAAATTTCT